ATATTACAGAAAAAGATGATGTAATCAATGACTTACAAAATATCGTGATTAATCATGACGAAGACGGAACTAATCGTGCTGATTCCCTCTTACTGATTCCTGATACCCTATTACCTATTCCCACAAAAAAACCCTTACGCACTATCGTGCTTGATAATTACTTTGAAGATTTTTGGTATAAATATCCAAAGAAGGTAGGAAAAGAAGCGGCAATAAAATCTTGGAATAAAATGAAGCCTGACATATTGCTAGTGATTGATGCTTTGAACTGGCAAGTAGAAACTAAACAATGGCAACAGGAAGATGGTAAATACATTCCTAATCCTGCTACTTATTTGAATCAAGGTCGTTGGATGGATGAAGCCCCAATAATTGATTCAATTCCATTTTAGGAGAATGAAATGATTGATACAGACAAATTAGCTTTCAAGAATATGTTAGTGGCAGTATTTTCTATTTACAATAAACCTACACCTGACAAAGACATCATGAGGATGTGGTGGCATAAGCTAGAACGATTTGAGTTTAATGTAATAGGTCGAGCTTTTGACAGGTGGACAGATATTCCAAATAAATTACCACAACCTGCTGACATAGTAATTCTTTGCAGACCACAACAAGAAATCTACAAAGCATTACCAGCCCCAGTAGATTTTGAGGGCAATCAAAAACACGCTGATGAGTTAGCTCAATTTGTGCATGATAGATTAAAACCAAAGACAGACTTCAAGCAATGGGCAAAACGTATTATGGCTAACCCTAAAAACTTTCCTGAAAAGAGCGTTCAATATGCGAAAGAAGCGTTAGGCATAGCATGAGAATATTAATTATTGAATCTTGCGAAAAAGTGCTTAAAGAAAAAGTAA